CGAATGGTAAACCGACATGGGCTGCATGATATCCGTAACGACGTCATGAAAGAAATCATGGGACACTCCCTTAATCATCTGTGGTCCGTAGAATTCTTCAGTCGACATAATCTCGTTTTGATCTTTTATGCCCGCTCTGATCGCTGTTTCATCCACCGTATACCAACGCATGCGAGTGATCTTGAAATTCCCAGACGTCAGTATGAAAATTCCATCTGGGTCGAACTTGAAACCGACCATCTTCGCTTCCGTGGGTGAGGATGCTGGTATTGCCGTTCTTCCATGCTTCGAAGCGTAAATCACATCGCCATTTGACTCATACTGCATGATCACATTCCCGAGTAGTCTTTTGTAGTCCACAGGAACGTTGTTAACAGCACCGAGGGTGAACTGACCAGTAACTGGCCCAGTCACATCATTCGTAGGCGGTAAAGTAATCCCGTTGCCGTCTTCCCAGACCCAGAACGGTGCAATTGCTCCAGTTGTAGCAGAAGCGACCGGCGTCAAAGTGGTAATGCGAAATCTCGGAACTTGAAGCCTGATCTTCGATACTTGAAAGCGAGTAGTGGACTCGAAAGTGAACTTGTTGATAGGCCTTTCGTTCTCATACTCATCCGTCGAGAAATCAAAATCAATATTTTGGACGTCAGATATTCCAGTCAAATTAGTAACCTTTTCCTCCAAGACTTGATCATCTGTGTTGAAAACCCGAGCCACGACTGGTTGGGGACCTGCAGTAAAATCTCTGATCTGGAATGATACCCCTGTGACCGGATCGAACGGGTCGATTCGAATAGTGGTGTTAGCTGACGTGATGGGTCTTTCAAAGTTGTCATCCGCCTGTTCCGCATCCAAGACATTTGCATTCAGCACTTCACCAGCAATGATCACTGGAACTTGAACAGTCCCAAACACCAACGCCGGTGCTTCGCACAATACTAGGGCTCGAGCCGCAACCAAATTCGTGTTCAATGGACGAGCTGGAGTCTGTTCCTGGGGGTTCTCAGTGTTATTCGTTTCGGTAACAACTATACGAGGCGGAAAATTCTTACTCTGAGGCCTAGTTCCAGTGAGAGGATCTCGTGGCAAAACCACCTCATAATCAGGCATCATTTGAGCGTAGACGTTGATGAGGACAGTGTTCCCGAAATCAGGAGAAGGCGAAATCAAATTCGAGTGGACGTACAAAGCTAACACTCCGTTTGCGTACGGAAGAGTATCTTCATATCGAGATTTGGAAAAGTTAACGAGTTGGCTCATCCCATTGATT